CATAAAGCGATGGGCCATTTTTGGGGCGGTAACCTAGAATGCGGCCATGGCGTAATATGTTATCATATTGATACGCAGTGTCTAAAAAAGTTTCATTAACATTGTAATCGAGATAGAAGGATAATTGATCTCCGACATAAGAAACCGCATCTAACATGAGTGAGCCAAAAGAGCCCTCTGAGAAATCCTGGAGAGTATCTGGGTAGAATCTTTCTACAATAGTGAGTAATTCTTGGCGAATACTTTCGTAATCGCGCGCCGTATAATTGATGGGAATGATTTTTTTCTGTTCGTCGGGCATCTATAAACCTCTCTTTTTAAATAGCTTCTTTTAAAGTTCTAAGGTAAACAAATCTCTAATATTTAAAGTGGGTACACTATATCTAATAGAAATTTGTAGGGCAGTAGGAGATGCATTACCAAATCCTATTTCTTCTACTCGCACATATGGCATGAAGAGTTCTACTTGCTCTGTAATTTTATTTCTTACATCATTTTGAAGGTCGATTCGATCTAATTCAAAAAGATATCTCTTTATACCAGCCCCATATTGAGGGATCATTACGCGCTCCCCAGGATTGGTGAGCAAGAGCATCTTAAAATTTTGAAGGATCATAGTCTTAAGATCCTTAATCATGGTATATCCATCATCGGTGTCCCCGCGGAGGGGCAATCTGACATTAAAAGACGACATTTTGGTTCCTACTATACATATTGTTTAATCCTTCTTTTTGCACATTTTACCATGCGCATCAAAAGGATTATCTCGTAACTTGCGTTTTTTCCACCAGGGAAGCAGTCGTTCGCCGGGTGAATCTTGGAAATTATTCTTTAGATGCTTAAGCCACATAAAGGATGGGCGCTCCCGCGTTTTGAATGCGGAAATGGGATCAAATTGGCGGCCGTAATAATGTCGTTTAAACAATCTTTTAAGGCGCCTTTTCGAATTGCGGAGCAGTTGTTGATCCCAGTTATCATATTCGTTTACCAAGGGTCGACCAGAGCGTTCGGTAGGCCATAGCCAGCCGAGTTGGCCGTTCTCAACGACCGCTCGATCAAACCAGACAGTGTTACCGTTAGCATCTTCTTCTCCAAATTTGACATATTTTCCAGGCTTGTTTGCAGGATCGGAATCGTCTTTAGCGCCCGGGCGAGTCGAAACTTGTCCGATAGAAGGTAAGAAACTCAAAGCACTGTAAATGGCGGTGAAGGATGTAAATTTAGTAACAGGAAAGATGTATCTATACAATAACTTAAACTTTTCATCATCTTTGAGGTGATTAATTAAACACAAAAGCAATTTACTATTTGGCTCTAGTGATGGCATCTGCCCAATAGAAGTGTCGAGAGCATCAATTTCTACATCCGTTAAAAAGACCTTTTCTCCCAAAGCCGGGATATAGGCCGAAACTTGAAGACCATAACGCACTCCCAGTTTTCCTTTGAGCCCGACTACCTTCCCTCCGGGATCCAACACTAACTCCAGATTGCCCGGATATACATCGGAAATATTATCAGTGCTGGGGCTTTGGCGGATGATATTCATGGCCGCGTCGGTATTATACTTTTGGCCGCGGACTTTAATATATTTTTCAACAATAAAGGGTTTCGTTTCATCAAAGGTGGTGAGAGTCCCAAGATCCGCTACATCACCAATAGGAATAATGATCTTACTATCCACCGGGGTGAGGAGATCATGAGGATCTTCCGAATGGGTTTCGCCCGCCATAAAGATTATATTCCCATCTTCATCTTCCTGACTATGATAATATCCTACATAATTTGAACCATCAGGAGTTCTGAATTCGGCGCCGGACGAATACTGGTTATCTCCTTCTTCTATCTGCAGGAAAGATTCTTCAAAATTATCGGGGCCGAGTGTAAGGGAGGAGCCTTGTGCAAACTCTTCGAGAACATAATAAGCCATATCTACAATATCTGGCTTCATGCCGACCCCCCCTAGGTTTTGAAGGAATTTGGCACTTATATAGTTTAATTGTTCCATGACAAGTTCTTTAAAAATAGCCTTAGCCTCTTCTTGGGTAGAGTGAATAAATTCAAACACTTTGCGATCCTTGTATTCTTGATAAGTTTCAGAGAAAAGATCTGCTGCAAAAGGCACTCCAGGCACAGGCATTCGTTGGAATAGTGCTTTAGCTTTGTTCTCTTGATTCCATTCTTTTTCAGTTGGCAATTCTAATAGTGCGACCTGGGCCTTAAGGCTGTCCAGGGCTCTACGTGCTGTGGGTGGTATATCCACTATATCTCCGCCGGGAGATACGCGTCGAACATATAATTGAACTACTTGTTCTAAGAATGCATACCAAAACTCTTCATCTTTAAAGGTGTTGAAAAATTCTGCAAATCCATTTTGCGCATCTTTGAGGGATTTTTCCATGTCTTCAATAATAAACGATGCGAACAAAGAACTAAAATTATCGGGAAAGGAGGGGGCGAATTTAGTGAAAACGGGGAGTGCTTTCAAAAAATGAGTAGAAGTATAGATACGAATAGCTGCGGTTATCAGGGCTTCGATGCCGGCAACGTCCGGACGCTCTAAAATTCGATGATATGGTTTTTCTACAATACACTCCGGATCGGACATTAACCGAGAATCTTCAGGAATCCGGGCGTATGATTTTTCTATTTTTTCTTGAATGTCCTCAAAATCAATGAGATCCGATTTAGAAGGCTTACACCCACTTAGTTCCGGAAACATAATATTAATAAAGCCGAGCCATCCCGCATTTTCTAGCGGTTTGATGTAAAGCGGGGGGTTCATAAAAGAGCCGCCAAATGTCTTAGGGTCTAAATAGAAAACGCGATTGTTATCCGGATCTTCGGCCTCCATCCGACTATGGCCTAAAATCTGATCGGCCTGTTCAAGAGGTTCACCGTTTAAGGTGGCATCGGCATATAAGGTAACTTGGCCCTGATCGACTTGGCCTGGAAGTACCACATATTCTAGATCTGTTTCAGTCATACTATCAAATTCGGCGCCGAATTGGAATGCCGCATCATTGTCTGCCACAGCTTTTTTAATAGCATTTAAAATAGTGGCCATATGCAGGTCATAATATTGCTTGAGATATTCTTTGTTAATCGCATCATTATTTTCCTCAATAATGTCCGCTAACAATAACAACGGCGGGCTATAATTGTCATGATGCTCAAAAGCAGCTTCAAATTGTGGATACGGTCTCAAATCTACTTCGTCTAAGATCCCATCAGATGCTATAAATTCGTAGACTGTTTCTTGAATGTAGGAATTAGCACTATTAATTGCCTGTATCATGGGAGGCAACTGGACTGCCTGAGCAACAGGAGGGAAATTCTTTAGAAGGAACGTGGGAATAGTATAGCTAGCCTGCAGTGAATCAATCTTTACTCTCACATTATCATCCGGTCGATTAATAATAGTACCATCCCCTAGTTCTATAAGATCAGACATATAAAACTCAAATCGGTATCCTTGGGATGGGTCGGCTCCGTCTTCGCTATAACCGTATTGATTATCAAAAAAATCCCATCTTAAGTCGGGGTCAAGCTTGCGGGCGCGCTTAATAAAACTTACTGTGGTGTTTTCAGCATTGATTTCTAGACCAATGTTATATCCTAAATCGACATAAGAGATAGGTTCGGGGTGATTATCGTAGTCGACCGAGGCACCGATGGAGTGTTCATATTCAATAGTATTATTAGAATCATAGGTGAGTATCGAATCTCTCAGAAATCCTTGCAGCCATTCGGCTACTTGAATCGGATATGCGCCGAATTGATCTGCTACTTTATCATAGTTTCCAGGAAGATCGTCTTCGCCGGCTAGCGAATCGTCCACATAAAAGTCTACATACTGTTGTTTTCCTAGATCATTGGCTACACGGCGCAGGTGGGTGGTATAAGGATTTCCCAACGTATCCGACAGAATCATGTTAAATAGACCCCAGTCTTCTTCAAATGGTCCATTACCTAACATATCAGTAGTAAACTTAGTTTTTAAGGATTCTAGTTCTCCAGTCAGGCCTACTGTTGTGGCCTGAGTGGTTTGTGGGGGCTCGAAGGGGAATACTCCATTGTCGCAGCCCGGATCGGAAAACAAGTTGGGTATTTCAAGCGGTGGTATCTGTGACCATCCGGCCAGTTCTTCCAACTCTGCGCCGTAGTCGGGCTGCATGTTTTTACATTGTGCTCGGGAAGCGCGGTCCACCATCAAGGCACAACGATCTTCTTCAAATTGAACTTGTTCTTCCGGGGTCTGGCACAAAGTAGGATTAGCTGGTGCTAAGGGGGGCTGTGCCGCGGCTGCAGCGACCATCGCTGCCCTAGCATCTACCGGCATTGCATTGCCAATTTGGTTAAAAAAGTTTTTCATCTTTTCTTGATTAGAGAGGGCATCGCGATATTCTTGATATTCTAATTCAATAATGGACTGGATGATTTCTAATAAGGTTGGAGGTGCTTCGCCGTTAAACGCCAAAGCCCATTCTTGGGCGGTGGCATTTTGAGAAATATCTTGGATAAAAGCCATGGCGCGTTCTTTATCGGCAAAAGCTGCGGCGCCTAGACCCAAATTAGCCAATAAATCTAACATCGTGTCATCTACCACATCATCGTCGGCGCTGTCGCCACAAATCGTATCCTTAATAATGTTTTTAAAGGTATCTTTCCCGGTGGCCACATCCGGGATGCCCGCAATACCGGCCCCAACTGCTTCTAGGGTCTTGCAAGAAGCGCGACTTAAAACGTCACAAGCTTTTTTAAGAGTCATAATCGTAATATTATAAATCATTTCTTGTAGGGCCTGCGTAGCTGCCAGTTCAAATTTTCCCCATAAATCTTTTTGGGATGCAATCCATCCAAAAGGATTCTTAAATTCTGGCCAATTAATATCGAAGGTGTTGTCGCAGGCCTTCCACCCTAGAGATTCTTGGCGATTTTTAATAAAGCTAAGTCTAGCAGCCGTAGAGGAACTTGGTGGACGAGGGCATTCGAAGGACGTAATGGCAAGTGTGACCAAATCTGCGCCGGGGAGTTGGTTGAGTTCCCCCAATAAGTCTAATAAATTATTATGATAAACTTCTAATACAGCAGAAATATAGGCTTGAAAGATTGTATTATCGTCTAGCCGTTCACGATTGGTAGGGTGTCCTATCGAAAGATCTTCCAACATCGTGCCGCCGCCTTCGGGGGATTTTCCCTCTACTGTTATGTCCGGGTGTTCCCATGGTCGGTCAACAGTGCCGAGAGCTTCAGTTGCGGCGGCGCCTTCGATGGCGCGGCTGGCGCGCTGGGCTGCACCGCGGTCTCCTAACACATCATCTGAGGATAATTTCTTTTGGACCAGTGCGTCTAACTCACTTTGCTTCTCAGGAGGAAGGCCTACAAAAATGGTTTCAAAGTTGTGCATGTCCATTCCATTCAAAGCAGCCTTAATGACCCGAGATAATACTTCTTCAAAGGTAAGCCCCTTAAACAAACAATTCATGGCTTCAAGGAAAAGTTCGCGCATTCCACAAAATTTAATCTTGGCTAAGTCCTTTTCAAACAATGCTTCTAACTTATCTGGATCGTCGGGATCATTAGTAGTGCCTTGCATAATACCCGCACAAAGAGCGTCTCCCGGCGTATTTTGGGCATCCAGTTCTGCGAATGCCTGTTCCTGCGCTAAAGCCCAAATAGTTTT